TTACCAAACATCTCTGAAGTAGATGCTTGATATATTCTCGTTTTTTTCTCCATGCCCAAAAGGCGAACTGCTTCAAGAATGCGAAGAGTTCCAAGAGCATCAGTTTGACCAGTATATTCTGGCATCTCGAACGATACCTTTACATGACTTTGAGCACCCAAATTATAAATTTCATCTGGTTGAACTTGCTGAATAACTCTTACAAGATTTGTAGAATCAGTCAAATCACCATAATGAAGTTTAATGTTGTTGTAAATGTGATCAATTCGATGAGTATTAATAAGAGAACTTCTCCGCACAATACCATGAACTTCATAACCTTTTTGCAAAAGTAACTCTGCAAGATAAGACCCATCTTGTCCAGTAATACCAGTGATTAAAGCAATTTTATTTTTCATTTTAGATTGAGTAATTTGATCTAGTCAATACGATAATTTTATCATTATTATAGTCAATTAAATTTTTATTAGTATGGTCAAATTCAATAAATGAAATGCTATCATAATATTTGTCATGCCCATAATTTTTTATTTCAGAAATATAACTCTCATCAGAATTATTTTTATCAATATCTTCAATAATTAATGTAGAATTGGGCAACAAATAATCAACACAACCTCTAATCAATCTGATCTGATCCCAGAAAAAATGACTGGCATCGTCGATCAATATATTAAATTTAATTTGAGTTTTATTAAATGATTGTTGAATTGATTCTTCATAAGATGTGTGCATATAATCATAAAAAACATTATGTAAATTATGACTTTTTGCATTTTCTAAATGATCATGATTGCCATCCCAAGCATATATGTTTGCATTTGAAAAATACTCTCTCCACATTTTTATAGAAGAATTATATAATATTCCAACTTCACCCAAATTTATTTGGTCATTTCTAATATTAGAAAACAAAAGAGAATAGAATGGTGTATAAGAGTGTCTATAATATTCACTCGTCAAATCATTATATGGAGATTTATCAGTTCCATATTTCGCACCTATCTCACACAATTCAGTTTTATTTGTATTGCAATTTATATAAAATTTATTAATATTCATAGTTTATTTTTGACCGTATTTTTCTAAAAGTTCGGGAGAATATTGAAGAATGTCTTTAATGTCTTTCTCTTCTCGTTTCGCCCTTTCAAGTTCATAAACTCTATTACGAAGTTCCGTGGTGGAATACTGATGCCTTCTTAGATGATAATGAATTTCAATATCATTGTCAATACAATATTGCCTGCCAGTAAAATCGATATTCTTATATTCTTCACTCAAAAATCGAATATGAAAAGTCTGAGTCTTTATTAAATTAAGAAGATCCGCTTCCGTATCATAAACAAGAATTTCATCAACATACTTACATCCCTGAACTTGAGTATATCTTTCGTAGATAGACTGAACAGGTTTATTTTTTAAACCTGGTCTATCAACTGTTGGATCAACTTGAAGTGCCACTTTTAAATAATCGCACATTTCCTTTTCCATCTTGAGCATTGTAACGTGCCCAGCATGGAATAAATCAAATGAACTACAATTAAATCCTATTTTCATATTAAACAATAAATCAGGCGACTCAGGAGGGACTTGAACCCCCGACCAACTGCTTAGAAGGCAGATGCTCTATCCAACTGAGCTACTGAGTCATCAAAGAAATATTAGCATCTTTAAAAGAACTAGTCAATTTTAAAGATGCTAAATTTATCATTCTACGACTTCAGTTTCAGAGACTTCAGTCTCTTCTGCTTCAGGTGAAACTTCTGGCTCTGGAAGAGTTACGCCAGTTTGCTCCAGGTACTCAATTGCACCTTGAACTTTCCAAAAAAGTTCTCTATTTTTTGAAAATGAATTATCCAACTCTACTCTTTGCTGAAGAAGTTGGACAAGATGTTGTTGCTGCTCAGTCATAATTTTGGTAAAAATAAAAAACTAATTTTTTAAAAAACTTTTAAAAAGGAGAATAATTCCTCTTGGATTTATTTAGACATCCAATTTTGTCAATTATTAGGATCCAAGGAAATTATTTCCAATTCTTCGTCTTCTGGAACTAACCACTCACGATACTCGTCAATGATTGCCATCTGATCATAAATTTTCTCAACACTCTTACTATTGTAAGATTCAATTAGATCAATTGCCCAACTTCTAACGTGATCAACGATCTCTTCAGTCTCCATCATAATAATCTTTTCGGAAGTACCTGTTGAGGATGTTACTATTGTAGAATGCTGGTACTCCTTTGTCAAGTGATTCTGTGAGGACTCCATTGACAAATAATTGTCTTGTTTCTTCGAAATTTGTTTTGCCTTTTGTTTTATGTAATGATAGGATAATTCTACTAAAATTTTCTCTACCAAATTGTTCAATGTCTTCTTTAAGTTCCGGACAAGACCCATAGTAATTTTTCCAATCAGATTCTGATTTTACTTTACGCTTCTTTCCCTTTGGC